TAGGTCACATAGCGATCAATCTGTGATTCCCCGGCGGACGTGTAAAACCACGTCACTTCGTTCTTTTCGGCGTTCAATCCAACATAAGTTTCGGGCTGATTGGTGATGCTAAAGTCCTCAAAAACATAATCCTGAACGCTGCAGGGCATTTTTTTCACCGCACCGTCAAACATGTAGAAAGAGTTCTGTGACATCCAAAAAGCCGTTCCGTTGACGTCAACGGCGCTATGCACCGAAACCGCTCCGCAGTTGGCTCCAATTTGATTTAAGGAGAAAACAAAAGGTGGTCCTACAAATTGCATCGCGTGCAAGGACGTATCCGTCCAAACGAGGATTGCGCCACGTGACCGTGTTGCCGCCATGATTTTTGATCCATCCTGAATACGAAAAGATCCCGATGTATTAATGACAGTTGGCGTCCAATCGGTGTAGTCCTCTTGAGAAGACCATCTTAAAAATAAGGGGTCCGCGGTCGCGGAGCTTCCAATCGTTGTTTCCGTTCCGAACAGAAAAACGTGTCGGTCTGTCGGTGATACCAAGACAAACCGCGAGGATGTCGGAGCCTGTGAAATAACGGCGGCGCGTGTTCCCGTGCCGACCGATGTGTTCCATCTGTAGGTTCCGCCCTCGCTTACCGTTGCAATCAAGTCCTCGCCAAAATTATCAAATGTCCACTGCCGTGCCGCAATCGTCACCGTTGACGTTGAACGGGGCGTGTTCCACGTTCCCACGTTCCACGCTCCCGTTCCCCATCCGTAGCCGTAAGCCGAGGCTTCAAGCCCGATGTTTATTTGGTAGTTGGCTGTTCCCGCTCCGCCACCGCCCGCCGTGGATCCCGATGCCGTGCCCGTATGGGTCACGGTGTAGGCATTGCTGCTTGTCACCGAAGTAACCTCAAATTCCGCATTCATATCGAGTCCGTCAATCGCCGAAAAACTCGCAAAGGTGACAAAATCACCCACCAAGGCACCATGCGCCACGTCAGCTACGGTAACTGTTGTTGTTGCGTTCGTTGTGAAAGGATTGGTTAAAGAGACGGGAGATCCCGATCGCAAAGGCGTAATGTCATACGCCGCTCCCTCCGTGTAGACGTAAAGTTTTCTGTCCGTCCCGAGGGACATGTAGCGTATGCCGTTGAGATCCGTCCATGCGTGCAAGTCACGCACAACCCCCACCAGTGTGGGAGTAATAAGCTTCGTCCATCCACCAATCTTTTCTGGGAGTCCGTAACGGAATCTGACCATGTCGGAATCCGTCCAGCGCCCCTCGGCGCCGTACTCGGTATCCTGCTTGTCGATCCCTGGTTGAAATTGAATTTTAGTAAGTGGCATTAGACAATCCTCATGAATCTGTAATAAACTTCACCTGCGCCGCCCGCGCCTCCTGGTGCGCCTTGCTCGGTTCCGCCGCCACCGCCTCCAGAGCCACGGCTTCCCGCACCTCCGACTTGTCCTGATTCATAGGGGCCGCCATTTCCTGCCGCGCCCGCCGTTCCGCCCGACACGTTTCCTGAATAGGAAGTTGCACCAGCCGTTGCCGCCATATTACAGTTGTCACCGGAACAGTTTCCGTTTCCTGTTCCTGCTGCGCCACTTCCATTTTGGTTGAATGAACCAACTGGTCCAGATGCAAATGTGGTAATATTAAGTCCGTCTGTTGTTGTTCCTGTGGTTTTAACAGTGCCCCCAATGGTTGCTGCTCCTGCTGCTCCTGCCGTGTTAGAACGAAGAGGTCCTTGAACACCACCTCCTGCACAAGATGCGCCAGTTCCACCCGTTAATGAAAATAATGATCCACTCGTTGATCCTGAAATGGAGGTTGTTCCTCCTGATCCTGCGGTCGCGCTATAGGAGACAGGGCCAGCCGATCCTGCGCTTCCTGCTGTTACAGTTAATGTTTCACCGCCTGTGACTGTCCAAACTTTATCAGATACATAGGCGCCCGAGCCACCGCTTGATCCTGTTGATTCCCCGCCAGCCTTGTCATAGTCATTGCCACCCATGCCACCGCCTCCGCCACCAACGGCGTATTGCACATGAAGTGCGTTTGCCTGTGTAGGAACGGCTACCGATCCTGCTGAGGATGAATAAGCTGATGTTGTGTAAAGGGTAAAGAATTCACGCCACGATCCACCGTCCTTGACGTATCCATTGAGAATAGTTTTATTGGTAAAGGACGTTGCATCCCTTACATAAAGATCAGGGATCTCGCGCCATACTCCGCTGTCTTTAACATAAACAGGCATGATAACTCCCTAGGAATATTTGTACCAAATATCGCCGTCTGATCCGCCACTCGGTGATGCCGTATTCACGGTTCTCGCGCCATTGCCGTTTGTTCCCAAATCAGCCGACACGAATGCTTGGACATCAGTGCCAATTACCAACCCAAGATTCGTTCTTGCTGTAGAATCAGACGCTAGATCACTAAGATCATTAGCGGTAAGAGCCACACCTGTAAGACCTGTTCCTGAGAAAGCATATTTTTTAGATGCGTAAGTTGCCATATTATTTCTCCGTTAGTTTCCAGCCATAAGTGGATCCTGAATAGACCAGACTGAAAGCTGCGCCTTCGGTCAGAACCGTCATATCCGCCGAGTCTCCGTCTATTTTTTCACTGTTACGGCCAATGGTTAAAGTATAAGTATCAAAAGTATTTGCCAAGTCAACAAAGCGAACCTCATCCCCCGCCGTTGGGGAAAGTGGAAGAGTAATTGTAAATGCTCCCCCTGATGTATTGGCAAATATTTTATCGCCTGGAAAGGCTGTATAGGTTGTTGTCTTTGTAACCCACGCCCCTCCCGTAGTCTGTAATTCGTACCATGATGTGCCGTCCGTTGCAAGGAAAACGCTTTTTGCTGGATTAATAACAAACGTACTTCCCGCTCCCCCCAGTCTCGCTGTAATCTTGTAGGATGCATGAGCATTCCGTAAAAAATACAATTTTTCCGTTGCTGGAAACTGAATAATAAAATCGGATCCTTGTGCAGAAAAAACAATGGCTGCTTGACGCGCCTCGTTGTCTGCTGCGGTCTGCGGTCCGTCATTATTGGTCAACGTATAAGGACTCGATTCAGCCGATAAATTCCTAGAATAAACGCCTGCTATGGAATTTTCAAAAACCTGTGAGAAATTGTCATTGGTCTTGGTTCCCCAAGCATTCGAGAGTTCTCCCGATCCTATGAGCTCTATTTTTAACCGTGTTGAATATGTTGACATTCCTTGATCCTATGCTGCTTGCTGCCACGACATTGTAGCACTATCGTCCACTTCTGTCCACACGGATGTTTCCGAATCATCGACTTCCGTCCATGCGTATGTCGCAGGCGTTCCCTGGGAAATAGTCATAAGATTTGTCGTTACTTCTGGACTTACATCAATGACAAGACTGACATCTCCAAGAGCCGATGATATTAAATTGGTGGTTTGAATTGTTACCGCCGTAGAACTTGCCCCCGCAGTTCCTGTGGCTGAAGTAACAACATTCGTTGTCGCCGTTGCATTGGCATCGGCTGTTACAACTTCCTCACCCTGCGTTACAGTGAGATCCTCTCCACTTGGGAAGGCTATCACTTGTCCAACGGCTGTTCCCGTTGCCGATGTCATCACATTCGTGGCTGCGACTGCAACAGTACCCCCTTCGACTGTCACCTCACCGAGGGTCATATCCAAGTCAATCTCAGCTCCCGCCGTAATTACCGCACTGTAATCCGTGGACGCCGCATAAACGCCCATATAGGTTGTAACCACATTCGTGGCCGGGAGAGCAGTGACTTGAACCGTAGGCGTGCCTACCGCTGAAGTCATCACATTGGTTGAAAGAATTATTGGGGTAGTGACCGTTCCCGCTGTTGAACTGATTAAATTTGTCGCAGGAAAGGCAGTGACTGCTTGAGTCGTAGCTCCCTGGGATACGTTTAAAGTACTAAGGGCGGTGACTGTGACTGTAACGCTGACGCCCGCCGCTGAGGCGAATGGGGCTTCGGCAAAGGCGGTAATACCGAGGGCCATGACTTACCTCGCTATCTTAGCCACTGGTGGCTTCTCTTTATTAATTCTTCGTTTAGCCATCAGGTTTGGGATATTTCAATTTTATCTCAGCACGCTTCTCGTCTATCGCCGCCTTGTCATCCGTGTCATATAAAGCGACAACTAAATCCTGTACGGAAGGGTATTCAGACCGCCTGTTCGCATAGACTTGATTTAATGCTTCCACAGCATCAGCTTCACTTTCAAATGCGTTGAGTTGTTCTTCCGTAGGCTGAACTTCTGCTACATTCCATTCTTTGATGTAAACTACACCATCGCCATCATCTTGAAGTTTTACATCTTTGAGAAAGTCAACTTCCCTATCCAGATATATTTTAATTTTACTGCTTAACTGTGCCATCTATTTTCCTATGTTATTAATTTATACGCTCCGAAATATGTTACATACGCTCCACTTGCAAAAGTACCACCCGGCGACATATATCCCTTGACAATCAGATAGTCAGAGCTTCCATCCATATCCACTGTTGTCATAGCGTTTGGATAACCACTTCTTCCAGTGACATTTCCCCTATGGTCAACAAAGGCATAAGTTACATCTGTCGTGTTTTTTTCTATCGTTATTCCAGCTGTTGACAAAGTAGGGGACGAGCCACTATCAGCAACAAAAGATGCATAAGTGAAATATTTACCAGCAGTGGTTGGCGTGAACTTGAAAGTGCCAGTATCATAACAGCCGTCACTGTCATACAATTCAGTTCCAAATTCTATCGTGGTGAATACTCCGTCACTTATGCTGGTTTGGTCAGCACTTGAATATGCGTGAAAAGCTGGAGTATTATCTCCACCAAATCCTGTTGCTGTTCCACTATTAACAATCGTTGCACCAGAAGGAACTGTGAAGGTATCGCCTGAATCCCCCAGAGCAAAAGCTACTCCTGTCGCTGGAGAGATCTTGTTTGTCTTGACTTCATCGGTGACCGTCAGTCCCGCTCCTGTTGGAACAGTAATCGTATCCCCTGACGTGCCAATCTCCAGAGCCGTTCCGCTTTGGGGATCGAGTTTATCCACTTTTAATATTGATGCCATGATTTATCCATCATTTCGTTGTTGTCTTGTTTTATAGTCCGCACGCGCCGTTACTAAATTCACGAACGCCTCTTTATTCGACGGAATGGGATCAGTGAAAGAAGAATCATCCATAAGTTTGGTCGTCCACTCTTGGCGGAAACGCTTCCATGCGTTATTAATCTTGCCTTTACTTGCTTTTTCGTGCCAGTCTTTTATCCCTTCATTATCCACACCATTATTTGTAACTGTTAATAGTAAGTCATTATATAATATTGTTTCGTCAACATCTGATATGCTGATTGTTATAGTCTTTGCCATTTTATATCTCCTTTAAGATTGATTGTTTCATCATTAGCATATTACCCCAATAAATATCCTTGAAAATATGTTCTTTCTGCATCATTATAAATAGTGGTCGCAAAGTTACTAAAAAAAGCTAAAGTTGCTGTATCACTCGCATCCATATCAGCAATTACTGATTGCTGAAATTGATAGTTAGTTGTTGTTGCATTAAAAACATCATCTGCATCTACAACTGTACCAAATAAATATTGACGATTACTGGTTCCTATTCTTCCAAAAACTGATCCAGCTTGTGATAAAATAGAGTCAATTCTTATAGCGCCAGCGAGTAAATACTTACCTGTAACTGGAGCTGTAAATGTTGTTCCGTCCCAGTCTGCGTTGGTATCCCAAATCTCATTATTAAAAGTAACATCCACATAAGCGGCACTAACTGCTTGAGTTGAATCAGATTTATTAGCACTAAAACCTGATTGTAATGGTTGGGTTACAATGCCAACAGCATCCATTTTAATTGCTACATTGCCACTTGTCTCTAAAGAAAAAGCGTAAGCGTCATTCGCACCTATTGTTTGGTCAGAACCGAATGTATCCCCACCAAAAGATATATCTCCACCTGCTGCAACCCAAGTTGCATCACCACGCCAGAAGGTCGAACTCGATGCCGATGTTCCAGAGTTTAGATTGGATACTGGTATGTTTCCTGAAAGATTTGTAGCGTCATTCATCGTTCCGCTTACAAGCGTCACGTCCGCGTCAGGCAAAGTAATTGTTTTATCTGCACTCAGACTTGCGGGTGAGGCGATGGTGACACTGCTCGTGTTATCATTCTCGAAAAGCTTTAAAGTGCCTGTTCCTTTTACTCTTAATTCAGCCATTAGTCAGCCTCCGGTGTAACTATTTCATCCCAGCGTTGTTCTGCTTCATTCCATTCACATCTTTTAAAAGGATCAGTTTCCTTTGTTCTAGAAACAGGAGCCTCCCATTGACATTGATCTTCAATTAAAGTCCAGCTTGGATAGGGTTTAGGAGGAATAAATGCATCTCTTATTTCGTCATAAGTAAATCCTTTTCCTGCGTAATTTTTTCTAAGAGGAGTTCCACCTTTAGAGTGTCTTCCAGCAATTGTATTATAAGAAGTTTGTAACCATGTTCCACCTAGCAATTTATTGCAAAATGCTGCGCCTATGGATTCCACTTCATTACCATTTTTATCTTGAGTGTCCTCATCATACACAGAAATGACTCTGGTAACTCTTTTTAAAACATCTATCTCTGCAAAATACGCCATATTACTCCTTAATTTTGAAACTTATACTTTACTATTACTATTCCTGAACCACCTGCGCCACTATTAGCACCACATCCTCCCCATTTGTTTCCAGAACCGCCTC